TAATAAATATTTTCAGTTAAACTGAGATTTACGGAGAAAAACATGGCGACTCCTAAATTATCTCCAGGCGTTCTCGTCAGAGAGGTTGACTTAACAGTAGGAAGAGCTGATAATGTTTTAGATAACATCGGTGCGATTGCTGGACCTTTCCCAATCGGACCTGTTGATTACCCAATTGATATTGCTACTGAGCAAGACTTAATCAACACATTTGGAAAACCACTTTCAACAGACTCCCAGTATGAGTACTGGATGAGTGCTTCATCTTTCCTTTCATACGGTGGAGTACTTAAAGTTGTTAGAACCGGTGGTTCAACATTAAATAATGCTAACGCTGGTGTAGGTGCAGCTAGCACATCGGCATTAAAGATTGACAACTATGATGATTATACTAATAATCATTCTGAAGGAAACAACTTTACTTTTGCAGCGAAAAACCCAGGTTCATGGGCAAACAACCTAAAAGTTTGTGTAATTGATGATCTTGGAGATCAAATTATTGGCGTTAACACAACTGACGTTGGTGCCCTAGGTGCTGTTGTTGGTAATGGAGTTACAACTGGTCTATCTGCAGTAACAATCCCTGGCGCTGGAATAACAGAATCTTTTACTGGATATTTAAAGGGTATAATTACTGGCGTTTCTACTGATGCAACTAACGGAAATAGCACAATAACCGTTAAAGTTGTATCAAGAGTTTCTTCAGCAAATACTGAAACTTTAGTTGATTACGCACAGGGTTCAACTATTGCGGCATTTGAAGCATCTGATTCCTTATACTTTGTAAACAATTCTGGTATTAATACTGGATCATCAGCAACTGCAGCAGTAACTGCATCTGCAGTAACTGACTGGTATGATCAGCAAACTCTTGGACTCACCAATTCGACAATATTCTGGAAGTCAATTGCTCCTAAACCAGTATCAAATAGATATAGTTTAGAAAGAAAGGGCAAGAATGATGGAATTCACGTTGTAGTTGTTGATGATCTAGGTTCAATAACTGGCAATCAGGCAACCATTCTTGAAAAGCACTTGAGTCTCTCAAAGGCAATTGATGCAGTATCAGCAGTAAATTCTCCACAAAAAATCTGGTATGAACAGTATCTCGCAGATTTTTCAGCACAGGTTTACGCTGGTTCAAATCCATCTTCTGCAGCAGATGCATATTGGGGAACAACTCCCGTAGCAACTGGATTCTCAACAGGATTTACTAAGTACACAACTGCACAAGGTCTCTGGGGATTAGACGCTCAAGGAGTAACCTTTAGTGCTATTGGCAATAAAACGTATGCTCTAACTGGTGGAGTAGATTATTCTGCTTCTGGTGGAATGAAGGCTACTCTTGGAGATTTAATTACTTCTTATGGATATTTTGCAAATGAAAATGAAATCGAAGTTGATTATTTAATTAATGGCCCAGGTTTTGATACAGAATCAGACTCTCAAGCAAAAGCAAATTATCTAATTTCAATTGCCGATAGTAGAAAAGATTGTATTGCTGTAGTTTCTCCTCACAGAGCAAATCTAATTGGAGTTACTAACACAACTACACAAACGAATAATATCATCAGATTCTTTAGTTCACTATCATCTTCATCATATGCAATATTTGATAGTGGTTATAAGTATACTTACGATCGCTTCAATAACCAATTCCGTTACATTCCATGTAACGCTGACGTAGCTGGTCTAATGACTAGAACAAATATTGTTTCTTATCCATGGTTCTCACCTGCTGGTCAGCAGCGTGGAGTTCTGAATAATGCTATTAAACTTGCATATAACCCATCTAAGGCACAAAGAGATCTTCTCTATCCACAAAGAGTTAATGCAATTATAACTCAACCAGGATTAGGAACTCTACTATTTGGCGATAAAACTGCTCTAGGATATGCATCTGCATTTGATAGAATTAACGTTCGTCGCCTGTTCTTAACGATTGAGCAAGCACTCCAAAAGGCTGCTGAAGCACAATTGTTCGAACTAAATGATGAACTGACAAGAGCAAACTTTAAGAATATAGTTGAACCATATCTCCGCGATGTTCAGGCAAAGAGAGGTCTGTATGGATTCCTAGTTGTTTGTGACACTACAAATAATACTCCTGACGTTATTGATAATAATGAATTTAGAGCTGACATTTATCTAAAACCCGCCAAGTCCATCAATTATGTAACTCTGACCTTTGTTGCTACCAGAACTGGTATTAGTTTTGAAGAAGTGGCTGGTACAGTTTGATCATCTTTCAATAAATAACTAAAGGAGGTACTAATCATGGCAAGACTTAAGACCATCTCAGATTTTAAAACTGCGCTATCTGGTGGTGGAGCCAGACCCAATCTATTCCAAGTTGAATTAACAACTTTCCCAGCAGCTGCTGTTGGAGCTGGATGGGATGCCGACAAATTCACGTATATGTGTAAAGCGGCAGCATTACCTGCATCTAACGTTGCAGCAATTGATGTCCCTTTCCGTGGAAGAATTTTCAAGGTAGCTGGGGATAGAACATTCGACACTTGGACTGTTACCATTATTAATGACGAGGATTTCAAACTCAGAAATGCGTTTGAAGCGTGGATGGATGGTATTTCTAAGTTGGATAACAATCTTGGAGCAACCAATCCAGGTGCTTACATGTCTAATGCAACCGTCTATCAACTTGGAAGAGGATCTACCGTTAACAGCACAACTAGTGCTGGAACAGATAGTTCAATACTCAAGGTTTATAACTTTGTTGATATTTTCCCAACAAATATTTCTGCTATTGATCTATCATATGATAGTTCGGATACGATTGAGGAATTTACAGTAGAATTCCAAGTACAATCCTTTGAACTAGTTTCCACACAGGAAGGTAGAAGAACCTAATAAATAGGTAATAAAGAAACAGTAAAATAAATTATGGCAAAACTATTTGGTTTTTCTATTGAGGATAGTGAACCAGTATCACCCACTACAGTATCCCCCGTTCCTCCTAATAATGAGGACGGGGTTGATCATTATCTAAGTAGTGGGTTTTTTGGTTCGTATGTAGATATTGAGGGAGTTTACAGAACAGAATTTGATTTAATCAAAAGATATAGAGAAATGGCACTTCATCCGGAGTGTGATAGTGCTATTGAAGATATTGTGAATGAAGCTATTGTAAGTGATACAAACGATAGTCCTGTAGAAATTGAACTATCGAATTTGAATGCTAGTGATGGAATTAAGAATAAAATTAGAAAAGAATTCAAGTATATTCTAGAACTACTTGATTTTGATAAAAAGTCCCACGAAATATATAGAAACTGGTATGTTGATGGCAGACTTTTCTATCATAAAGTAATTGATTTAAAAAATCCGCACGAAGGTATTCAAGAACTAAGATATATTGACGCATTAAAAATGCGGTATGTTAGACAGCACAAGAAAAAAGAGTCTGACAAATATCGTTTAGCAAATGCAAATTCTAGCAATCCTATGGACTTTGAGTTTCCTGAGATTGAAGAATATTTCATTTATAGTCCAAAGATGACCTACCCTACAGGAAATCCATCATCTATGGGTGGGTCTCAGGGTATTAAAATGACAAGAGACTCTATCACTTATTGCACTTCCGGTCTCGTAGATAGAAATAAAGGATCAACTCTATCATATTTGCACAAGTCAATCAAAGCACTCAATCAATTACGTATGATTGAGGACTCACTTGTCATCTACAGATTGTCTCGTGCTCCAGAACGTAGAATTTTCTATATTGATGTAGGAAATCTTCCAAAGGTAAAAGCAGAGCAATATCTCAGAGATGTTATGATGAGATATCGCAATAAACTTGTATATGATGCAAGCACTGGAGAAATTAGAGATGATAAAAAGTTCATGGCGATGTTAGAAGATTTTTGGCTTCCTCGCCGTGAAGGTGGAAGAGGAACTGAAATCTCAACTCTTCCTGGAGGACAAAACCTTGGAGAAATTACTGATATTGAGTACTTTAAAAAGAAACTGTATCGTTCATTAAACGTTCCCCCATCAAGAATGGATGGTGAGGGTGGATTCAATCTTGGACGTTCTTCAGAAATTCTAAGAGATGAGGTAAAATTTAGTAAATTTGTTGCTCGTTTAAGAAAGAGATTTTCATACATGTTTAGCGACATGCTAAAAACTCAATTAATTCTTAAAAACATCATTACTCCAGAAGATTGGGAGATTATGAATGAGCATATTCAATATGATTTTCTTTATGATAATCATTTTGCAGAACTAAAAGATGCTGAACTTTTAAATGAAAGACTAAATATGGTTCAAGTTGCTGAACCATATGTAGGAAAGTATTTCTCGCAGGACTATGTAAGAAGAAAAATTCTTAGACAAACTGATGAAGAAATTCTGGAGCAGGATAAAATTATTAAAAAAGAGATTGAAAAAGGTATTATTCCTGATCCAAATGCACCAGTAGATCCAAATACAGGTATGCCATTAGATCAAACTTCCCAGATGGATTTGGGTCAACCTGTAATGGAACCAAATCTTGATGCTCAATCTGCTTCAGTAGAGGCGGATGGTAAAATAGCAGAAATGCCCAAAGGTGGTGAGATATAAATATTATTGATTATTTTTTGAGTTAAAACTATGGATGATTTAATGGATATGATTATTGCTGATGAGTCACCATCTCAAATTAGCGATAAAATAAAGGATCTTTTATTTTCTAAAGCGGCAGAAAAAGTTGATGAATTTAGACCGACTGTAGCAGTAAATATGTTCGGACAAGAAGAACAAGAAACTCAAGAAGAGGAATGAAATGAAATCTTTTAAGCAATTTATCTCAGAATCAGTTAATATTGCTGGAGATTTTACAGGAAATCTTTATATCAATTCGCAAGCAGAACAACCACAACAAGTTGGTGAAGAATACGTCGCTGATGTAATGTGGCAGGGAAGTTTATACAGATTAGAATTAGTTACAAAAACTGGAATTCCTTCCACAAGAGATTTGGGAGAGCAACTGCAATCAGATTATCCCGGAGCAGTTGTTCACCAAATTTATCCAGTAACGGAGAAAAATTTAAATATCAAAAATGCACAAAGATACCACCCATCAAAATTAGAATGGATTGATTGATAAATGGCTCAGTGGAATATACAAACTCAAGATTATTTAAACCAAGAAAGATCATTATTTGAAGTTGTAGGTGTCGCATCAAGTGATGGGCAAATAATTAGTGCTCAAAATCCATTTCCAGTTACTGGAACCGTTGGAATTTCTTCAGAAACTGTTGTAACCATCAATCCAGATACAAATGCCGTTGATGCATTTGGTAGAAGTAGAGTTTCTGAACTATTTACCCTTGGTGATTATAAGCATCTTTATGCTATTGATCCAAACTTTTTGGATAGTAGTTCTGGAGCAGGTTCAACCGTATCATTTTTACAAAATCAAGCAGCTGCAAGACTCCAAACTGGTATTGGATCTACCGCATTTACTATTCACCAAACAAAGTTTTATCATCATTATCAACCAGGAAAAGGACAACTAATTTTTAGTTCTTTTAACTTCTATGCCCCTCAACAAAATGCAACTAAAAGAACTGGATATTTTGATGATAGAGATGGAATTTATTTTGAACAAGTTGGTCTTAGCACTTCTAATGGAGTAAATGCTGGTATTGGAACAAACAACTGGGTAACCTTTCC